ACTTTGATAATGAAGCAGAGGCCCGTCAATATGCGATTGATTATAACAAGGAACATAACAATCTAGACTCTGCTCCAGATTGGTATGTACGTGCCGACTACGCAGGAGCAGTAAAATGACCCGAACTGAAATCAAACTACTAATTGTTGGTACTATTATGCTTGGCCTGGGAATGTTATGGTTGGGCAATATCGCAGGAAGAATGTGCTCATGAACATCCAAACCGTGGCCTCTAATCTTCGCACCACAATCGCCGGCAAGGAAAAATATCTCTCCGAGGTTTATGAACAGCGGGAGGTTAGCAATGGTGATGACATAGTATCGTTTGTCACTGCTCAAATGCTAGAATTCAACATTGACGAACTCAAGCGTATCTTGCAGGATGTGGAACAGTGTATTAAGGTGGAAGTATGACCGGCGATCCGTATTTGAACTATTTCTGTGCGGCAATTGTTGCTGTGGGGTTTGGCTACGTATTGTGGTTCTTCCACAAATATTGTACCATAAAGGATAACAAATGATTACAGGTGATGTAATGTTCGAGGTCTAACATGAATGACACATTATGGCTAATCTTGGCATTGTTTACAAAACATCTTATTGTAGACTTTCCTCTGCAGGTACGTTACCAATGGAGTAACAAAGGTACATACGGACACATGGGAGGGGTTCTACACGCATTCCTACACGGTGCAGGTACTGCACTTTGCTTCTACTGGTATGCACCTGTTGCCTGCGTATCGCTAGGTATTATTGATGCGTTTCTGCACTATCATATCGATTGGGCTAAAATGAATCTTAACAAGTATTTAGGTTGGGGTCCGACTACACACGAAGAGTTTTGGTGGCTGTTAGGATTGGATCAATTCTTACACGCTCTCACATACATTGGATTAGTAGCATTGGTGACAAAATGATCAAAGATATGATTGGCCGTGAGCTCAAAGTAGACGACTTTGTTGTATTCTACAGCAACATATACCGTGTTAAAAGCCTTGGTAAAGAGCATCCTGCTAACTCTGGGCGCGCCACAGTAAGGCTCATGATTTGGAATGGCGGTGCAACCTCCCGTCCAGTTACAAAATATTCCAGGGATATTGCACTATTGCCCATGGGCGATGTGATTAACTGGATGTTAACACAAAAGTAATACTTGACAAGTTGGTAAAACCGTGCTATAATAAACACATGTTAGAAACAATCGCATATGGTATTTTTGGATTCCTCCTATTTGTTATAATAGGCGGAGTTTTTGTTACATTGTGCATCCGTAAATGGGGAACCTACAGTGAGTAAACAAGTTGTATATAAAGGCAGTGTTCTTGCAAAAGGCAGCACTGCACTTGAGCTTTGGGAAGATTGGCAGAAGGAAAAGAAAGACCGCAATGCCGCACAAAAGAAACTCGATGTCCATATGAAGGATGTTGAACAGCGTCACAAGGATCTTTTAGAAAGATACAAATGAGCCAAGAAATCGAATACGGATTAGGGAAGCCTATACATCTTCCCTGTGGCGGCACAGCATATTTTGATCACGATTCGGGTATCAGTTATCGTTGTGAAACTTGCTTTGCTGTCGTAGGGTCTATTGGACAGCCGCAGTCCTGCAAGGAAGAAGCACAGAAGTACGAAGCCTGGGAAGCCATTGGTGGACAAGGGTGGGATTATAATAAAGGAGAACCACATGCCGTGGATCGAAAACGTAGCCGCGGATGATATCCCAAAGAGGTTTCATCACGAGGCAGGTGAGAATAGTATGCTGATCAGCATTACTGATCCAGCAAGTTGGCGTCCTACTCCTGCACACAAGTTTAAAGAAATACATAACTTTGAATTTTTAGATGTTGAAGCAAATGACCAAGTGTTGGATGAAGCAATGCGTTGCAGTCAAGAGCAGGCTAACGAGCTTGTTCGTCTGTTGCAACATGCATTGGCAAATAGAATGAATGTTGTTGTTCATTGCTTTGCAGGAATTTGCCGTAGCGGCGCTGTCTGTGAACTTGGAGTTATGATGGGGTTCGAAGACACCGGCAGATTCCGTAGCCCTAACCTACTAGTCAAGCATCGCATGATGAAGGCACTAGGTTGGACATATGATGAAAACGAAGAGCCCGATATTAATTCGTGGCAGAGATTTAGAGGATTAGATGTATAAAGTAATATTAGGAGACAACGAAGTAGAATTCGCTGACTTAGATTTAGCAATGGCTCATGCCAAAACTCTAAACGAGTTTGTTACAATCAAAGGCGGCGAATTTGAAATCGTAGGTAAGTTTGGAGTAGACTCTATTAAAGATGGAGTTTGCCCAGACGGAGTTAAATACGATTGGAACAAGGCAAGCCGTATCGGTGCGCCAAAGCGTGTTCGTGTATAAGGAGAAAATAATGAAACGCACAATTGAGATTCGTGCCGCAGAAGGCGGCGATGATAGTAAACTATTTGTAAAAGACTTGGCACAAGCCTACATCAAGTTTGCACACAGCAAGGGCTGAGCTACCCGCCTGATAAATGAATATCTTGGCGAAGTTCATATAGAAGTCCAAGGTACTGATTTATCCGGCTTAGAGCAAGAAGCAGGAGGGCATCGCATACAGCGAGTTCCACCTACTGAGCGCAAGGGACGGGTCCACACTAGCACCGTGACTGTGGCAATCATAGATGAAAGCGCACCAACGATAAAGGTGATGGATGCTGATCTTAAAATAGAATGGTATTCGGGCACAGGAGCAGGTGGGCAACACCGAAACAAGCATCAAAACTCCTGCCGGATAACCCACATTCCTACGGGAATTTTAGCAACGGCGCAGTGCCGTAGTCGTGAAAATAGTTTAGCCGAAGCACGTAAAACTATTGAAGAACGGCTTGACAACTTGGTAAAAACAAGTTACAATAATACAATATCAAGTGATCGTAAACAACAGGTAGGTTCGGGGATGCGTGGAGATAAAATTCGCACCTACCGTTTTCAAGATGATGTTGTTAAGGATCACACTTCAGAGAAGTCGGCCAGCATAAAGAAAGTGTTGGCGGGTAACTTTGACTTACTATGGAAAGAATAAAATGAGAACATTTATAACATCAGATTTACACTTTGGGCACAAGAACATTATGTCGTTCTGCCCACAATCACGTGCGCGGTTTCGCAACGACGTGAACTACATGAATGAGCAAATGGTTGCAGAATGGAACAGCATTGTTCAACCTGAAGACTTGGTCTACATCTTAGGCGACGTTGCATTCTTGCCTGCTCAAAAGGCCACAGAATACATGCGCCGTTGTAATGGTCGTAAGATCCTTGTACAAGGCAATCACGACCGTAAGTTACTGCAAGATGCCGGATTCCGTTCGTGCTTTGAAGAAGTTCATCACTATTTGGACATCAACTATAACGGGCACAAGTGCGTTATGTTACATTACCCTATAGCGGAATGGGACCAAATGCACAGAGGTGCATTACACTTCCACGGACACCTACACGGTGGCACAAGTGGATTAGAAGAATTCCGTGCTCGAGACATGGGCATGGACGCAACTGGTATGATTGTAGTAGAAATGGAACGTGCTATTTCGGATGCATTGACTGGCAAAATTAAAGGTCATCACGCCTAAAATCTGGTTGACAGCATGGTAAAACCATGCTATAATATATACTTACTAACAAGGAGAGTAGCATGGAAGGATTTACATTTGAATTGGCGGACATGAACATTGTCCAAAAGGCCCAGGTCTACGCCATTGCTGCTCACTCGGCAGTCAAGCAAGTTCGTAAGTATACCGGCGAACCTTACTTTGTCCACCCAGGCGAAGTTGCACAAATTGTAGCAGGTGTTCCGGGTAGTACCCCAGATATGGTTGCGGCTGCTTGGTTGCACGATGTAGTGGAAGACACTGGTTGCACATTTACTGACATCCATATGGCCTTTGGTATCGACATCGCTACCTTGGTCGGCTGGTTGACTGATGTGAGCAGGCCCGAAGACGGCAACCGTGCTGTTCGCAAGGCAATAGACCGTGCCCACACTGCCGAAGCACCTGCTGAAGCACAAACAATCAAGTTGGCAGATTTGATCTCCAACAGCAAGAG